ATGGAACAGGCATTTTCCAGAACAGAATTACTCTTGGGCAGCAGCGCTCTGGAGCGGCTGGCCGCCTCGCGGGTGGCGGTATTCGGCATTGGCGGCGTAGGCGGCTATGTGTGCGAGGCTTTGGCCCGTACCGGCGTGGGGCACCTGGATCTGATCGACAGCGACACAGTGGCCGTGTCCAACATCAACCGCCAGATCATCGCCACCACCAAAACCGTGGGGCAGTACAAGACGGACGCCATGGAGGCTCGAATCTTAGACATCAATCCGGCGGCCAAGATCACCAAGCACAACTGCTTCTTTTTGCCGGAAACGGCGGCGGATTTTCCCTTTAACCAATACGATTATGTGGTGGACGCAGTAGACACCATGAGCGCCAAGCTGGCGCTGGTGACCCATTGCCACGCCGCCGGCGTGCCCATCATCTGCGCCATGGGCGCCGGGAATAAGCTGGACCCCACCGGCTTTCAGGTGGCGGACCTGGCTAAAACGAAAATGGATCCGCTGGCCCGGGTCATGCGCCGGGAGCTGAAAAAGCGGGGTATTCACCACCTAAAGGTGGTCTACTCCGAAGAACCGCCTATTCCCACCGCCGGCGCCGGACAGGCGGATCCGGATCACCCCGGCCGCCGCAGCACGCCCGGCAGCGTGGCCTTTGTGCCCTCCGTGATGGGCCTGATCCTAGCCGGCGAAGTAGTCAAGGATCTGATTAAAGCGGAAAAATAAGCAAGCAAAAAGCCAACCGAGCAAGACGCCCGATTGGCTTTTTTCTATTTTGGCAACACGCCATTTATGCAGGGATTGTCGGTCACTGGCAGCGGCAGTCAACAAAGAACTTCACTTTCACTGCCCACAGGGTCATTTTTGGTACAGTGAAACGACCCGGAACAGATTTTCATTGCACTTTACCGTGGAGCGTGGTACAGTAGGCTTGTAAGGCGGGTGGCCGTCTTGCATATAGGCTTATCATTATACATTTTGTACTCCTATTTTCATTTTTTACTTCCTTGTGTTATTTTCCTTTCTGCAGCTCGGGCAGCCACCTACCCGGGCAGCCCACACCCATGGCGGGCGGCCACCCGCCATCTACTTTTTTACTTAGAAGCGTAGAGCTTCTAAGATTTTGATCGCGTCGTCCGGTGTTTTGCATTTCTTCAAGGCACCGGACACAAATTCAATCCACCTAACCCACAGGCCTGACCGAGCAGATCAAAACTGCCCGGCTTTTTTTATACCTTGCATTACCAAGTACTGCAATAAGTACTGCAACGCCAAAAGTTTTTTATTTTCTCTCATTTTTTGTAAAAGCGAAAATTTGGCTTATCCAAGCCAAAAATGGGAACATGAAGAAATAAAGGACGGCTAAAAAAGCCGTCCTTTTAGGTCGAGGTGACAAGAATATAGGCGTAAAATTTGGCTTAGCAGCGGGCTTTCTGCCATTCTGTACTGCAACAGTACTGCAACGCCGTTACTGCTGCAAGAACTGCTCGATCGACTGCTTGATAATCTGTGCCTGTGCAATGCCATCAGCAGCGCATTTCTCACGAAAAGCGGAAGCCATTTCCTTGGGGGCACTTATCTTTTCTTATTTATATCTGTGCAGCACTTTTCTGTGGAGCATTCGGGGTAAGCTGCTGGATATAGGCGTCTGCTGCCTCTGTGTACTTTTGTTCATAATCAGCGAATACATCACAGTAGGTGTTCAGCGTTGTTTCTATATTGGCGTGGCCAAGGCGCTTTTGCAACACCTTCGCCGGCATTCCGCTCTCAATGCAGCGAGTGGCGTATGTATGCCGCAGGCTGTGCAAGGATACAACGCCGGGTATGGACGGATCCAGCACATTGTATTTTTTTAAGATACGCTGAAATTGCAAATTCACTTGGCTGGTGGTCAGTACCTTGTGCCCTTTGAAGTCGTAGAACAGCAGATCCAAACGGTTGGGCTGCCACTGTTCCATATATTCGGACAAAATACGATATGGGGCGTCTGTCAGGCTCAAAAGCCGCTGCCCGGCGTAGGTCTTAGTCTTGGTGCCTATGACGGCGTGGTCCGTCTGGTCCTTGGTCACCGTGCGCCGCACATTCACGGTGCGGAAAGTCAGGTTGACATCATGCACATCTAAGGCGTTGATCTCGCCCATACGCATGCCGGTGCACAACATCAACATCATCTGCTCCCAATATCGGCAGCCACGCTCTTGGTCGTTCATGACCTGCACAAACCTGGTCTGCTCCTCTACGGTCAACGCACGCACCTTGCGGGTGGCATTGTTGCTCTTTGGCTTTTTCATGCCACGCATAGGATCCTTGCGGATCAGGTCATTGTCAAGGGCTGTGCGAAAGCAGCGGGCCAGCAGGGCATAGTCCTTGGCGATCACTGAATTGGAACAACTGGTGATCTCTATAAGGTATTGGGTCACTTGCGGTGGCCGCACAGCTTGCAGTGGGCGGTCGCCTATGGAGCTGGCGGCGATCCGCTTACAGCTGGCCAGCTTGCGCAGGTAGGTGTTGTCCCCTATCTGGTTTAGCGCCCGGTCTGTCTCGACAAGCGATAAGATATACTTGGCAACGGTGATCTTGTCCGGCTCTATTACCGACCCGGTGGCAAGTTCATTTTTCAGCGCGTCCAGCTTTGCCCGCACATCTGCCTGCCGCTTACCGTATATCGTCTTTCTTTTCGGTTTGCCGTTGGCGTCCACGCCTATAGTCAGCTGGGCAGCCCATAGGCCTTTGCTTTCCATCTTATAGATGGTTCCGTCACCGTTTCCTCTTTTTCTTGGCATTGTACACACTTCTCCTTTGCATATAGCAGCGGGCAGCACCTAAAAAAGGGCGCAAAAATGCCCTGCTTGATTTTTCAGCAGGGCTGTGCTACAATAACCAGTGTTGGGTGGGTATTGTATTACACAATCCTGCTTATCGGCTCTATCCTGTTGGCGCAGGGTAGGGCTTTTTTATTTTGTTGGTGTTAAAGAAACGATTTTATACTTGCTCGCTTTCAAGAAGCCTTACTGTCTGACGATATTCCTCCGCTTTGGCAACGGCGGTAAAAGTGACCGTAGCATTGTGGTTTTCTTTTACCACCTTTTCAATTTCTGAAAGAGAAACACGGAAGAATTCTTTTCGGCTGTTTACAAGATTTATACGCCGATCGTCAAACTGCCGGTGTAAAGCTGTCTCCAACGCCGGCGCATCCTCTGAGAAAATCATAGCGTGAACATCAAATTCAAACGGTACGGAAGCGCTGCTGAGTTCTTTTATGCGGTCCATAGGCTCTAACCGTCGTGTCATTCCAATTTTATATACATTCTCTCCAAAAGAGCCGATATTGGATATTACATAGACGAAGCCGGCGCGCGTATTCTGCTCCCGGTCGAGCACATTTTTTCTGTCTTGCTCTAACAGGCCGAGTTTCGCCTCCAGTTCTTTTATCTTGTCAACATAAAGCTGCTTTTCAATATCATCCGCTTTATGTAGATAAGTCATGAGTTTCTGAATTTCATTCTTGAACTGCCGTTCTTCCTTATCGAGCTTTGCTTTTTCGCGTTCAATTTCACGGCGCACTTTTTCTTCTTCGAGCATTTGCTCTCGAATCGCGCGTTGCTCTTCCTTTTCGCGCTCTGCCATCACCTGATTGCCATACATACAGTTGAGCTGTTCCAGTTTAATCTCCAGCAGCTGGCGGTCGAGTTCCACTCCGTCCGGTGCAAAAATCCTGTTAAGCATTTCAAAGGACTTGATGATTTTAGAACGCGCACTGTCAATGTTCCGAGTGGTAACATTCTTGATAATAGCCGCCGTTTCCGAATTAAAGCAACGCAGGATCTGTTTCACATTTGCATTTACAACAGACTGTGGCGCATCGGAATACACAGATACGGCATTATTTGAGGAAATGCATTCCTTTTCATTAAGTTGCGCAAGAGCAAATTTGTCTTTATATTCAGCGGACGATATATCATAGTCTACCGGGACGGAAGAGGAAACAGCAACCGCTTCTCGTTGCGCAACTTCAATTTCATCTTTAAGATCGCGGATTTCAATATTTAGCTGAGCAACGCATTTCTGTTTGTGCTCAAGTTCCAGTTCAGCAGCACGAGCCCGCTGGGCGGCGTGCTCTCTCTTATCTTTGATCTGATCTTCAACAGTACGAAGTTTTTGAGCACAACTGTCCTCTGTTTCTTTTCGCATTTTTTCCGCAGCCGCTTTGGCGTCCTGCACGCGTTGATCTGCATTGGCAGTCGTAAACGCCGCGTATTCGTCGGCATTTTTGATTATATTTAATTTTGAAAATGACTTCTGCAAAATATAATAGTACAGCACGAGAAACGCTACATCAGCCAAAGCAAACAGCGGTACTCCTACTGTGGCCAAGATAGAAATCACAATAATAAACGGATATGCATACAAAAGGATTTTATATTCTTTTTTCATTTCTTTTTTCTCCTATTAAGTTATTACAGCTACAATCACGGCGTGCCGTGGATTATGCAATCCCACACTCAAAGTAGAACTCCAGTGCCTTATGGATGAACTCTTCCGTCACATTGAAGTATTCTGCCAGCTCGTAAGGCTCCAAGCCCTGGCGCAGCTGCGCCTCCAACTCGACCTTGGGGATTAACTTTTTCACCGCCCACTTATCTGCCTGGCGTTCGTGCTTACTGCGCCGGTCAAGCGGGGCATATAGGTTGTAGAACGACCCGGTTATGCAGTGCCCGGCTTCGTGGGCCAGGCGGCAGCGGGCCTCTGCGGTGCTCTCCAGGCTCTGCTCGTCCAATGCTATGTAATAATCATCGCCGATATTGGCAGACGCAGACTTGGCAGCGGGCATACTGCCCAGATATACCTCTATGTTGTTGCGCTCGATCTCATCGAACAGGGACTCAGTTGTTGTCATTCTCTCTCTTTCTCTTATCTTTGATAAATTCTACAAATCCTTTAACTTCGTTCCACATTTCATCGGTGACTTCACCGTCACCACCGAATAGAGCCACTTTGGCTATTTCCTCCTGATCGTCAGGAAATGGTGTGGCGCTTTCTTCCCAGCCCATAAGATATGCCGGTGTGGTATGAAGAACCTTAGCGAGTGGTTCAAGTATTTCAGTAGGGAATTTCTTTATATCATTATTTTCATACCTGTATATGGTAGCGGGCGATACGCCCAGTTTCTCAGCTACAGTTTCAGCAGAAAGGCCAAGCTCTTTTCTGCGTGCCTTTATTCTGTCGTGAATTTCCATTTCATTCACCTCATACATACCTTTCATATACCTTTCACATTCATTATATCAGCATTTTGCAAAAATGCAATAATATTTTTGCAAAAATGCAAAAAAGTGTTGACAACTCGCGTTTTTGCGAGTATAATCAAAATCAAGGAGGTGATCACATGGTTAACATTCAGCTACTCGAACAGGAAATGAAGCGTAAGAATGTGTCTAACGCCGATATTGCGGCGGCCCTTAATATTGATATAAGCACCTGGAGCCGCAAGAAAGCAAGGCCTATGGGTATCAAGATAGGTGAGGTAGAGCAGATTTCTGCATTGTTAAAGCTTTCAAAAAATAAGGCGAAGTCTATTTTTTTGCCGTCAGACTCGCAAAAATGCGAGTAATTGATAAGAGCCAGCCCTTAGATAAGCAGGCAGTTAAAGCGAGGTGAATAAAAGTGATTGTTGTATTGGTTCTTATTTCCACTGTTGCGATGATCAGTGCACTGATGGCGCATTGGAGGCTAAGAGCGGTTCTGTACTATTTGACTGATAAGAACATCCAATTCACCGAAGTGGATATGGAGAAGTGCCTGCGCCAGGTGCTGGAACACCAATTCAAACGGTAGGTGGATTAAGCAACATTGATGATAAGACACCGGTTGCGACGGATGAGAGAACATTCAGAGAAGCAGAGGCAAATTTGGAAGCAATTTTCTTTGTTTTTCTCCATACATTGTCATCTCGGATGTTATCCAGCAGATCGTGACCTGGCATGAGGATGGATTCCACAAAATATGTTGGTGTGGTGCATAGATCTGCAACCGAGACGGCCTTTATGTATCCGGCCTCTGACAGCAAGCTGATTGTATACAAGATTTCTTCAGAAGTGTATGGGTCTATTTGAATTGTAGAGGCGTCTAAGTGGTCGTTGTAACCGAGATGTTCTTCAAGGTAGATCAGTACCTCTCTTACACAGTCTTTGTTTAATTTCATCTGATTTCGTCCTTTCGTCATAATAACATCATTATAGCAACAATTCACAACCAATGCCAGTCTTTTGGGCGGCGGCAGAGATACGCAGGCAGCGGGACCTTTTTTCATTTCTTCTCTTTCTTCTTTTCTTTTTTGTCAAATTTACCCCCTATGTTCCTGCTTCCGGTGCCCGCCCCACCCAACATCACATTTATCGCAATCGGCACTTTTGCCGTGCAGCGGGCAGCTTGCGGCTCTGCCGCTTGCCCAAAGGGCTGGCCTAATCAAGAAAGGAGAATAGCAATGAAAGTACCCATCAACAAGGACAGCCCATTGGCAATGGACGACTTTGACGCCGCCGTGCAGCAGCGTATGGAGCGCCTGCAAAGCTATATTGACCTGATCCGCACCGCCGAAGCTGTAGAGGAAGAGGTCAAGGTCAAGGGTACAAAGCTGTATCTTGGTCCGGAAGATGTGGCGGCATACCTAAATTGCAGCATTCCGACTGCCAGGAAGTATATGCACCGCCCGGGCTTCCCTCTCATTCAGCTTGGAGAGAACGGCACAAAGTTGGCTGTGTTCGCCCCGGCGTTCCACGCATACAACGCCGGAAAATACTAAATTGCAGTCAACTGCAAGAAAGGACAAACCAATGACCAAGAGAGAAAAGGCAGGCTTGGTTCTGGTGATTACCGGCTTCCTGTTGGTGCTGCTGGGCTGCTGCCTGGTGGCGGATAACCCCTACTGGTGGGTGTCCATAGTGATCAGCGGTACCGGCTGCGCATTGATCGCCCTGGCGGTGTTCGTGCTGCCCAAGGACGAGGACGAGCCGCAGCAGGATAAACGACTGGTGATCGAGGACGAAAACCACAAGGTGGTGCTGGTAGCGCCGCTGACAGACTTTGAACTGGCGTATCTGCACGCAGTCAAACTGGGAAAGGATGATGAAAATGGAAGATTACATTGATTTGGTAATTGCTAAGCTGGACGAGGACCATATTGTTCTGCGGGCGCCGTGGAATACCGTAAGAGCCGGCGACACCGTGTATGTGAGGGGTGACGGCAACTACGAGGCACTGGAAGTCATCGCAGAACGGAAAACCAAGGCTCTGATGGAACTGCCGAAAGTGACCGCCATTATGCTGCCGCTGGAGTATGACGACGAACAAAGCGGTGGGCAAAAAGAAAAAACCGACTGAGCGACCAGTCGGCTTAAACACAGGCGGCGAAAAGAAAGTAAAACGCCTGCGCTATATCCATTATATATAAGGACCGCAGAGAAGTCAAGGACAAGCCGTGCGGCAAGGGCAAAAAAAGGGGCCTGCGCTCCTTTTTTGCTCCTTGTTCAAAGTATTATTTTTAGACGCAAAATCGCTAACGGCAAAAGTATATATCGCTTGGCATTCTTCAGCGGGTTCAGGCGCAGGCAGGAGACCGGCGGCAACAGGGTGTGCACCCGCGCCGCATAATGAGGAGCCGTGCACGGTGGGAATGTGGATCACGCCGGTGAACCGGTGGGAAACTTGCTTTTCCATCCGGGAGCCGATCAGCGTTTTCCAGCATTTCCACAGTGTGCCGATCCGTCCAGAAAGGAGCAAACCAAAATGCCATGGGTGCAAAAGACCACCCACGCAGGTAAATGTATCTACATTCAGCGGCATTACTCCTCCCGCTATGGCAGCAAGAATAAATGCACCAGGGGCAGCAACTACGGAAAAACCAGCGAGGCCCAGGCGGCAGTCAACAATCGCCAGGCGTGCCTACAGCAGGAGATGATCTTTAATGCAAACTTCGGACCCGGTGACCTGACAGCTACTTTTACATTCCGAAAGGCGGACAGGCCCAAGGACCTGCAAGAGATTAAAAAACTGTGGGCCGCCTATATGGCCAAACTGCGATATGCCTACAAAAAGGCCGGTGTTGAATTCAAGTGGATGAGAGCCATTGAGACCCCGGACAAGAACCCACATATCCACATGGCGCTGTCCGGTATTGACTTGACCAAGCTGCCCAGGTGGCCTTATGGCCGGGTGGAATATGTACCGGTGGATGATCGAGACCACCACACCTACGGTGGGTACCTACGCGAGGAGACCCACATCAAACAAGGGCACGAGGGCAAGTACACAACGGCCAAGTCCAGAGTGTGCTTTAGCCGCAGCCGTAACCTGGTGGTACCGGAACCGGAATACCAGGTCATCTATAGCGACCACTGGGCAGATGAGCCAAGAGCACCCAAGGGATACTATGTGGTCAAGGACACGCTGAACAACTGGGAGGACGAAGTCACCGGTTTTAAGTATCAATCCTATGTGCTCTGCCCTATTCGGGCAAAGAACCATAGGTACCTGTGTTAGGAGGACAAAGTGACATACATACAGCAATGGGAACAAATGCGGGACAAGGTGCGCAACTTAGAGCGGGAACGCCAAACACAGCTGATTTTGGCACCGCACAACGCATACGGCTTCAAGCTGAACATCAACCACCCGCTGATCCGGCCAAAGTGGGACGCATTTAAGAGCGCAAATGGACTGGGCCAGTATGGCATGACGGACGATCTGCGCCGGGAGTTTGAGGAGACAGTGCTTGCCAGCAAATATATGCAGAAATGCCTTGAGCAGGAGCAGCAGCGCATTGGTGCAGTGGAGCACCAGTTCATCCGTATGGCTTACGCTCCTGCGGAGCAGGCAGCGGGCTGATGGGTACTCAAGAACACTGGACTGCTGCCCAGTACCAAGAGTATCTCCGGCAGCGGGCCAAAGGCGGGAACAAATACCATGCAGTCAAAGCCCAAGCGGATGGCCGCACATACGACAGCCGGAGCGAGTGCAAGCGGCAAGCCTATTCCTACATATCAGCATACGAAAAGCTGGGTCAGAAGTATATGGCCGACCACGCCGACCTGGGGATCACCAAGCTGGAGCTGATTTCTCAAATCAGCAGTTATGAGCGGGAAGAGTTCGCCGCAGATGTGGATTTGGAGAGTGCCACAGTCAGGGAGTTAAAGGCAGAGGTGGAACGCTACAAGAAGCAGACGGAACAGCTGACATTCGATCTTGGTCAGGCACAAAGCGAATTAAGCGAAGCGCCGGAGCCGGTGGACACGGACGCGCTCCGTTCTTCCATTGAGCAGGAAGTTAAAGCCAAGTACAGCGCCCAGCTGGAAGAATTGCAGCAGCGGGCCGACGCAGCGCCGGACCCGGAGGCGATCCGAAAGGAAGCGGAAAAGGAAGCCGCAAAGGAATACAAAGCCAAGCTGGCAACGGCAAAGGCAGACGCCGAGAAGAAAGCCAAAGCCACTGTAGAACAGCTGGAGCAGGAAAAGGCAGACCTGAAACGGCAGTTGGACAGCAGCGCCACCAAACTGGACGCCGCTGTTCGGCAAGCCAAGGCAGCTGGCGCAGACACGGATGTGGCAGCCTGCCGGGTGTACTTCACCGAGCTGCAACAAACCGCCGCAAAGGTACAGGAGCTGATCGGCAAGATCAATGCCAAGGATCCGGCCACCGGCACCAAACTCTCCGCCGCCGTTATTTCCGTTTTGCAGTCAACTGCAAAGAATTTGGAGGTGGCAGGCACCGAACGCGGAAACGGCGGTTTCGGAAGCACAGGGAGGTGAGCAGGATGTGTATAGCAGCACAAATCATTCTTGTGGCCGGGGCTGTCATTGTTGCATTTTTCGGCGTGATCGGCTTTGGTCCGAACTTTAAGAAATGAGCGGAATAAAAAGCAGGAGGAAAAATGACGAACAACGAAAAGAAGGAATGGCTGCAACGCTATCGGGAGTGCTGGGCGGAGGTTGAGATTACACAACAGGAGATCGAAGAACTAAACAGCCGGGCGCAAAAGATCACGGCTTCCCTCTCTCCCACGCCGGGAGGCGGGCAGCGGGCAGATTTTACCTTGACGGTAGATCGCATTATAGAACTGAAAGAGAAGCTGGACCAACAAGTCCGGCTTGATCTGTTGCAGCGGGCAGAAATTGAGACTGCTATTGAGCAGGTGCGCAGTCCGTTGCACCGGCGTGTGTTGCGTCGGCGGTATTTGAACGGTGACACTTTTGAGAAGATCGCGGTGGACGAAGATATTACATACAATCACCTGGTCTCTCGCATTCACCCGCAGTCCCTGGATATGCTGGAATGTGAAAAATGAAAAAACCACTATGCAATGCATGTTGATGTTATAGTATGCAGGTTGCCGTCTGTGTTATAGTATAAACTGCCAAACAGATTGAAAGAGCGCTCCAAACGGTGCGCTCTTTGGCTTTTGCTTTTGTGCTTTTCCTTTCTTAAATGCGGTTACTACGAGGCCCATTTTCAGATGTGCTATAATTATGGTGAGCGAAAGGGGGAAAACAAATACATGCGTAAACGCTCTGAAAAACCTTTAGGCAAGCAGCAGAAGAAAAATCGTGAAGTCCTGAAGTACGAAGAGATCAAGACAGAACTGACCAACATTTCTCCGGCAGAACGCCGGCGCAAACGCATTATGGCTGAGACGGATGTGAAATCCGCATCCAAATTCTTTAATGCGTCTATGGCAGCAGAGTTTTCTTTGATTGCGACTATGACTTCTTGGATCGTTGCACTTCACAATGACTGTAAAGGAGTGATAAGCTATATCGTCCTTGTCGTAGTGATCGTGGCCGCTATCGTTACATCAGTTGCTTTGTTGTTTACTTGGATAAAGAAAAATATCCATCTTGAAAAAACGGTACTAACGCTTGAGATACTGGATGAATTTTTTCCAAATAGCAAACAGAAAAAATAACAGCATATAATCCGTAATTATTACAAAGGAGGTGAGCAGTGTGGGTAAAGAGACCTTAACACCTAAACAAAGGTTGTTCTGTTATGAATATGTGCTCGACCATAATGGGAAACGGTCTTACCAGGCTGCTTACCCGAATTGTAAGGCGCCCGGGAGCGCAGAAAGCCAAGCAAGCCGATTGCTAAGAAATGATAAGGTAAAAAAATTTATCGCTGAGCTGGAAAAGCGAAAGCTGGACAAGTTGGATTTTACCGCAACGGATGTGCTGAACGCACTGTGCTCCATCGGGTTTGCAGAGACGGCAAAGCCGCCGAATACATCTGATCGGGTGAAAGCCCTGGCAGAGCTTCTGCGTCACTTTGAATTGGCCCGAGGGCATGAAGATGAGCAGACGGACGATGGCTTTCTGGAGGCCTTGGAGCAGAAAGCGGGTGAACAGGCATGGGAAGAATAAGCACCTTTCATTTTCAGCCATTCTCCGCCAAGCAGCTCCAGGTGCTCACCTGGTGGTGCAAAACATCACCTGTGAGCGACAAAAACGGAATAATTGCAGACGGCGCTATACGATCCGGTAAGACGGTAAGTATGGCGCTTAGCTATATTCTGTGGGCCATGAGTACCTACAGCGGCATGAATTTTGCCATGTGCGGTAAGACGATCAGCTCCTTTCGCCGGAACGTGCTTTCTTTTCTGCCTGCAATGCTACAAAGTCGTGGGTATCAGGTGAAATACAGCCGCAGCGACAATGTGCTTGTGGTAACACGGGGTAATACGGAAAACGCATTTTACATTTTCGGGGGCAAGGACGAAAGCAGCCAGGATCTGATCCAGGGTATGACCCTGGCCGGTGTGTTCTTTGACGAGGTGGCTTTAATGCCCCAGTCCTTTGTGCAGCAGGCCACCGCCCGGTGCTCTGTCAGTGGTGCAAAATTCTGGTTCAACTGCAACCCGGATAACCCACACCACTGGTTTTATGAAGAATGGATCCTGCCGGAGAAGCGGCAAGAAAAGCGAATACTCTACCTCCACTTTACGATGGACGACAATTTGTCCTTAACAGAGGAGGTCAAAGCCCGGTACAGAACGATGTATGCGGGCGTTTTTTATGCCCGGTACATTCTGGGCGAATGGAAAGTGGCAGAGGGCCTGATCTACGATATGTTTGATGAAAGCCGCCACTGTATTCCGCTGCCGCCGGAGAGTGAGCTACAAGGTTCTGCCTATATCAGTGTGGACTACGGCACCTTGAACCCCACCGTGTTCTTGATGTGGCGCAAATATCACGGCAAGTGGCTGTGCACCAAGGAATATTACTATTCCGGGCGAGAGAACCATAAACAAAGAACGGACGCAGAGTATGCGGACGAGATGATGGCCTTTATCGGCGATACGCCGTATACCTGCGTAGTGGTTGACCCTTCGGCGGCTTCTTTCATTACAGAACTGCAAAGGCGGGGGCTCAAGGTATTAAAGGCGGATAACGCGGTGCTGGATGGAATCCGTACCGTATGTACGCTATTGCAGCGGGCAGATCTGCTGTTCAGTAAGGACTGCACCCGTACCATTGCAGAATTTTACGCCTACCGTTGGTATGACAAAGCGGCTCAGGCGGGCCGGGACGAACCGGTCAAACAGGACGACCACGCTATGGACGCTATGCGTTACTTTGTAAGCACGGCGCTGGGGCGGATCGTAACAAGGAGGACATAAGATGATACTTTACATGAACCGGCGGGATGTGCCGAACCTGGACCGGGGCGAGCTGCCCTCTGCGGTGATCGATTATGTGATCGGTCGAGCGAACGAATATGAAAGACGGTGCCGGACCCTATATGGACGGTATATCGGCGTTCCGCAGCTTCACCGTGGAGATAAAGAGGACGATGTGCGGGCCGAGGCCAACTACGCCAAGTATATTGTGGACATTATTCGCGGTTACTTCCTAAGCGAGCCGGTCAAGTACGATTGCAACGACCGGGACAAGAAAGACAGCCAGGCGCAGCTTTCCCTGGTGTCTACGGTTGAGGCCAAGCTGGACCGGCAAAACGGCAACCTTGTCCGTCACAACGCTGTGGATGAGGACAAAGACGGCCTTTGCGATCTGTGTGGAAAGAAGATTGACATTTCTGCCGTCATGGCGGCCTATCACAGTCAGAATATTGCTACCGTGGATCAACGAAACGGAAAGGCCATAGGTATATACGGTGAAAGCTGTGAGCTGCTATATGCCAGCACAGAGGAGCAGCCACGCCCACGATCCGCCGTGTATGCGCCGGATCAGATTGTGCTGGTGCAAGATGATACTGTGGAGCACAAGGACCTGTTTGCGCTGTGGTTTGAGCAGCGGGAGCGCACAGATCGCAGCCGGTACTATGCGGTAACGGTCTATACTGCCACCCAATACCAGCAGTACGAAAGTACATCGCTGGATAAAGAAAACTATGTGTACAACCCGGTGGGTACGCCGGTGCCACACTTCTTTGATGAGGTGCCGGTGGTGTGTTATGAGAACAACGAGGAGAGACAAGGCGACTTTGAACAGGTGGCCAACCTGATAGACGCCCGCAATGCGCTGCTGTCCGATCGCCTGACGGACAAACGCAAGTTTGTCAATTCTATTTTGGCTGCCTACGGTGCGGTATTGCCGCCGGAGACAATGGCAGCCGCTAAACGGGATCACTTTGTGGATGGTATTCCACAGGACGCCCGGTTGGAATATGTGCAAAAGACCTTTGATGAGAATGCATTGAAGGTGCTGGACGATACGCTGGTATCGGATATTCATAAAATGACTTTAACCCCGGATATGACAGACCAGGCCTTTGCAGGCAACGCCAGTGGCGTGGCGCTGAAATTGAAGCTGCTGGCCTTGCACCTGCTTGTAAAAAGCAAAATGAGTGCCATGGAGGCGGGCTTAAAGAAACGCTGGAGATTATATAACAACTGGCTGGCCCATAACGGAATTGACCCGGTATCCGTGGACGATGTGGATATTGTGTTCACTGTGGCCCTGCCCATTGATGAGGCGCAGATCGTGCAGATGGTGTGCACCTTGAAGAATGCCGGACTGGTTGACGATCAGACGCTGCTGTCCCTGCTATGGTTCGTTAAGGACCCGGCGGAAGCTGTGGAGAACATGAAACAGCAAAAGCAGGAGAACCAGCAGCAGTATATGGACAGCTTTGCCGCCAAGGCGGAGGACAAAGCTGATGAAAAGGGACAGTCGGCAGATCAGGAACAGCAAGACAAAGAAAAGGACGCTTAACCTATGAAAGCAGCAGAGTATTGGAAAAGGCGAACGGTTGACCTGGAACACCTGCTGCAAGCGCGCACCACCGCTACGATGGTGGAGGTCAACCGTATGTACGCCCAGGGTGTAGAGCAGCTCAACGAGCAAATTGAGCGTATTCTCCGCCGGTATGTTAAAAACGGTCAGATCAGCCAGGCTTATGCCTTGCAGCTGCTGAGCGCAGGCCAAACCGCAGAGGAGCGCCAGCGTCTGCTGGAACAGCTACAACAGACTAAGGAACCACAGGCACGGCGTGAATTGATCGCTATGCTGGACGCTCCTGCGTATGCGGACCGTATCAGCCGATTGCAGGCTTTACAGAACGCTATTCGTGCGGAAGCCGTAGCCATGGGCGTGCGGGAGGAACGGCTGGCGAAAGCGCGACTGACAGATACACTCAAACAAGCATACTACCGCACTATATTTAACGACCAAAAGCGTAATGGTCTATATGACTTTCGCTTGATCAGTGACCGCCGTGTACAGGCCGCACTTACCCATAAGTGGAGCGGCAAAAACTATTCCGATCGTGTGTGGAAGAATAACGCCGCCTTTTGCAAGCGCTTGCAGCGCACGATTGAGGTGGGTTGTATGACGGGTATGACCCTGCACGATATGGAAGAGCGGTTGCTGGAGGACTGCATAGGTGCAGATAGCGACAGCGGGCAACGCTATTGCGCCAGCCGCCTGATCCGTACAGAGGTCAATCACTTCTCCAATCAGGGCTTTTTAGAGGGCTATAAAGCAGCAGGCATTACCCGGTATCGGTTTATGGCTACTTTGGATTTGCGCACCTCCGCCGTCTGCCGCCAGCTGGACGGCAAGACCTTTTTGGTGGAAGAGGCAAAAGCAGGCGAGAACCTGCCGCCTATGCACCCTTTCTGCCGCAGTATTACCGTGCCGGTGACCAATAACCGCACAGGCACCCGCTGGGCCAGGGACCCGGTGACAGGACAGTCTATGACCGTACCGGCAGATATGACTTATGCCCAGTGGTATGAAAAGTATGTGGAGAAGAGAGACCTGGGCTTGACTGAAGAGGAAGAATACGCAATCAACAGCTGGGTGTCCAGTGATTTTTACCCGATTAACGAGAAGCTGCGGCAGGGTATAGAGTTGACAAACGAGGAAAAAAAGGCTATAACTAACTTAGACCGTGCGCTTGAGAAGTTTCCCAGATACAACGGACCGGTCAAACGCTCTTTGGTTATATCCGATCCCACGGAGCTGCGGAAATTCACGAATACGCACGCAGTCGGTAACACGGTTGTTTGCGATGCGTACATAGCCACAACCTGCGGAAAGACCTATAACCCGGACGCAGAAGTGCAAATCTATATTCCGCAATGCAAAAATGGACGAGATATTCGATCTTTTAATGCAGGCGAGCAAGAGATATTGTATCCGCGTGGTAGTAGCTTTGTGGTATCCAAAGTTATTCAAAATGAGTCCATATTAAAAATCTTTTTACTGGAAAGGTAGTGAATAATGGTGAAAGAGAAGAAGTTGTTTACCGCCCCCAGATGGAATGATCCAGGCGGAGCAAGAGTGATAGGACACGAGGAAATCAGCGAAGAAGAAAGTAGAAGAATACTGCAAGAAGCCATTGACGAATTTTATGGCGGAAAATGTCCGGAGGAATGGCTGGACGCGATGAAGTAAGAGCGATACACATATCGAATCAAGCAGAGCTGCAATGCAGCCCTGCTCTTTTTATACCCATTTTCAGGCTATGCCTGTGGGATATATCATTTAACGAACCGGCAGCGTACGGTTTGGGAAAGGAGTCAGCAATGACAAAACACAATGCCGAGATGGAAAGCAGCAGAGAACAGAGCCGGGTGTGCGCACGCCTGCCGCTGAACCTCCAGCTGTTTGCCGAAGATACCGGCGAAAATGGAGCAGACACCAACGCAGAGGGGGCAGCGGGCGACACCGACGCCAACTCCGATGGGGGCAACACCACTCCGACCTTTGACGAACTGCTGAAAGACAAAAAATTCCAAAGTGAATTTGACAGCAGGGTCAGCAAGGCGCTTGCCACGGCCAGAGCCAAGTGGGAAGAAAGCGTCAAAGAGCAGGCGGACGAAGCCAAAAAACTATCCAGTATGAACAAAGAGGAGCGAGAGCGGTATAACCTGGCAAAAGATCGCCAGGCATTTGAACAGGAAAAGGCAGCCTTTGCCAAGAAGCAGCTGGAAACGGCTGTTGCGGCTGAGCTGCTCCAGCGTAAGCTGCCTGTGCAGTTTGCCGCAATCCTGACCGGGAATGACGCCACTGCCTCGCAAAAGAACCTGGAGATTTTTGACGCCGCATTTCAAGAGGCAGTACAGGCCGCCACAACCGCCAACCTGCGGGGCAAGGACTTGCCGCCGGCGGGTAAGGAAGCAGCGGGCGACAATGTACCGCCCACAGACTTCCGCGCCTATGAGGCGTGGAGAAAAAATAACGGCTAATAGGAGGAATAAGAAATGCCGAATACGATTTTAACCCCCAATGTCATTGCCAATGAGGCACTGATGGTACTGAAAAACAACCTGGTGATGGCCAACCTGGTGCACCGGGACTATGAGGACGAATTTGTGAAGGTTGGCGACACGGTTACCGCCCGCCGCCCCAGCAAGTTTGTAGCCAAGAACTTTACCGGCGCTGTGGATCCCCAGGATCTGAACGAGGGCGGTGTACCCGTGAAGATGGACCGGCTGCGCGATGTGACTGTGCAGATCACTTCTAAGGAAATGTCCTTGGATCTGCGCGACTTCTCTGCTCAGGTGATCGAACCGGCTATGACGGCCATTGCCAACGCAGTGGACGCGGATGTGCTGGCTACCGCCGTAGAGGGCGCATGCCGCACAGTGACCGCTTCCGGCGAGGACGCAGCAAAGCCCATCAAAGATATTGCCAAGGTGGGCAGCCTGCTGGACTTTGCCGGTGTGCCGGTACAGAACCGCCGCCTGGTGCTGAACCCCTCTCACAAGGTGCTCTATGCAACGGACGACAATATGTCCAAGGTATCCTATGCCGGCGATGGTACCGCCCTGCGTGAGGCAGAGCTGGGCAAGGTGTACACCATGGATACCTATATGAGCCAGAATGCACCGTATCCCTTTGGTTATTTGGATAATGCCGTAGGCACCGCCAAGTCCTTTAAGGTTAGCGGTACTGCAGGTGCCAGCACTGTGGCGCTGTCTTCCGTGACCGCAGCCTCTGCGACCGTGAAGAAGGGCGACTGCTTTATTGTGGACGGCTATGTGTATCACTTTGCAGCAGACGCAACGGCCTCCAGCGGTGCGATCGCCAGCGTAGTCATTGACCAGCCGCTCCATGCCGCGCTGACCAACAAAGACGCTACGGTGATTTCTGCACCCACTTCCGTAGGGTTCCACCGCAACGGCGTGGCACTGGTGACCCGTCCTATGGATCTGCCGATGGGCAACAAGAACGCCTATGTGGCTTCTGCGGACGGTCTGGGTGTGCGTGTGGTCTTTGACTACGACAGCACCCACAAGATCGACACCGTGTCCTTTGATATTCTGTACGGCGTGACCACGCTGGACAAGAATATGATCGTCAAGGTGCAGGGCTAAGCCCAGGGAGGTACAAATGGAAAAGGTAACCGTTGTACAGGGCAAGACCCAAGTGGTCATTGATCGGAGTTGTCTGCCGGCTTATTTGAATGCCGGTTGGCAGCTGCAAGAAAAAGAGGATACAAAAAAGGGCGCCAAATAAGGCGCCTTTTCTTATGGGGGTGATATGTTTGACTGATGAGATGAAAAGCAAGGCTCTGCGGCTGCTGCGGGCCGCTGCCGGGCGTTACGACAAGATATGCGAGGCCTGGTACGCACACGCCGGTGAAGAGCTGGATTTGCAGCTGTTTTTGGATATGGCAGAGGACGATTGCCTGACCTATTTGGGCACGCAAGAGCTGCCGCCGGTGGTAACGGCCACCACACTGGCCAAACTGGCTTTTGTGCACCTGAACTGCTTTATACAGGATCGGGATTACGGTGTAAAGAGTACGTCCTATACAGAGGGCAGCGTATCTATGAGCGAGACCTATACCACCCCTGCGGAGCAGGAGACAGCCATTGCCGACCTGCTCCAGCCGTACAACAGATACAGGGAGGTGCGCACCTGTGAAAGCAAAAACACCTAAGTCGTGGACTGTAAAATCACGGATTTTCTCCGCACAGACGATCAGAGACAGTGCTTACGACTTTGAGCAGAACACATACAGTGCTTCACCTGCCGTTTTGTATTTGTGCTGGCAGCCGGTATCTGCTTCTGCCCCTATTGAGGAGCGGGGGCGGGTGCTGTCTGCCGGGTATCAAGCCGTGTTGTATGACCCTGTGGGCGTGCGGCCCGGCGACCTGGTACAGGCGGATGGTATTGGTTGGCTGGAGGTGGAGACCGTACAGCAGTTCCTGCATTATCGGTTGTTGACAGCGAATGCCACAGAGAGGAGGGCACCCGGTGGAAACGAACATTGAGATCGAAAAGCTGGGTGCCTATGCCAAGACGCTGCAACGCACCGCAGATCATCTGCTGGACAACTTGGAGCGGCAGATGTTGCAGGACGCAGAGGATATGGCCGGCCGTCAGCGCAGCAACTGCCCGGAGGACACCGGACTGCTGCGGGAGTCTATCGCCGCCTTTTGCGAGCGTGACGGTGATCGAGTGACCGCAGGCAGCCGTACCAATATGCAGTATGCGGCCTATGTGGAATTTGGAACCGGACCTGTGGGTGACGAAAAGGGTACACCGCTGGACAGTGAGCTGGGTATTGTGCGCAAGCATGAGCCTTGGACTGCGTATATACCCGGCTACGGATTTCGCAGGTTGAAAGGCCGCTTGCCGGCGCTATTTATGTATAACGGCATGCAGGAAATGCAGCCGGTGATTGCAGAGCATTATGGTACGGCTATACAGGAGGCGATCAAGTGAAAAACTACCGTGCAGTGATCCGGGATACCTTAAAATCCGTACAGTCGGACATTCCCTATGACATTAAGATGGCATTTCCGGAGAGCAAACCGGCAGGTAACCTGATCACATTTTATGAGATCACCAATACAGGCACGGAACTGGCGTGCGTAGATGTGATCGCCTATCAGGTGGATCTGTGGTTTATGACCTTGCCGGACCTGTTGGAATTGACGGAAAAGGTAGACGAGGCTTTGACCTCGCTGGGCCTGATCCGGCAATTTGCGTCCTCGGACGCGCTTTTACACGACCCCAGTGGTTATTTGCGCAAATCGTTGCGTTACGGTCGCCGGGTAGACACAAGAACCAATCGACTGATAGATTAAGGAGGATTTTATATGAACGAAACAAAGCCGGAACGCGGCCTTGCGTCCAAAGGCATTGAGGTATATCCCAACTATACCGGCCCCACAGCCAAGTGCCTAAACTACGCCACCCAAATCGGCGATCTGACCAAGGGCGAACGGGAAGAACTGGACGCCACTTGCTATGACGATGATGTGGAACACAGCATTACCGGTATTCGCAAGAAAGCAGACGCCTTTGAGGTGACTTTCCTGTACAACGCAAAGGACGCCACATCGGATTATCGGGTGCTGGCAGCTTTGGAGGACGCCGGTGTGTCCGTACCCATTATGGTTAAGCTGCCTGACGGCACCAAGTTTAACAACTCTGGTGTGCCCAGCCTGAAGATTAAGGGACCGGGCGTAAACAGCCTGATGGAGGCTACTGTCTCTTACAAGCTGGACGGCGACTGGAGCAGAGAGTTCCCCGCCGCGTAAATCGACTATTCGGGAGGCGGGTGACCGTCTCCCTACTTTTTAGGAGGAAATAACAATGAATGAACCCCATATTGTAACCAGAACATACGATTTGCAGTTGACTGCAAACGAGACGGTGCACTTGCGCTTGACCGTGGCTGCCCAGCTGCGACTGAAAAATAGATTTAAGGAGGATGCCCTGGATGTAATTCTGAGCGCTTCCAGTGATCCGGAGCGGCTCCTGGCTGTACTGGATGAGGCCCTGCACTTTAACGATGATCCCAACGGCGATCTGACCGGTGAGGCGTTGTATGACGCTTTGGTAGACAGCGGCGTTAGCGGCGTGGACGCCTTTTCGAGCATTCTCTTTCAGTTGGCCAATGTGTCCGGTCTACTGAGCGATACGCAGACCGAAAAGCTCTCCGCCGGCATTGAAAAGATGGTCAACGCTGCGTTTGACGGCGTGGAGAAGTCCACAGAGAGTGAGGACAAGCCGTCCACTTCCTTTCGGGAGTAATTACTGCACAACGGAGGATATGATCCTGGAGGCCAACGCTTATGGCTTGTCGTTTTCCGTCATTCTTTCTATGACCTATGGAGAACTAAAGCGTTACATTCTGTTCCATCGTGATTTGGAAAGAAGGCAGTATCAAAACCTGTCACAAATCGCCTATATCCAAGCCGGGGTAATTGCTGCTGCGGTTGCCGGGGAGGATGTGGGCGCTGTGTACGACCTTTTCCCTTATTGGACAGGGGATGATGTGCTGGATATTCAAGCGGCCAAAGCAATGGCTTACTTTGATCAGTTTTAATGATTGAAAAACAAGAAAAGGAGGTGATTTTGTGGATCAGGAATTGGTAACACGATTTACTGCGGATATTAGCCAGTACAAAAAGAGCATGGCCTCTCTCCAAGCCGATCTGAAGCAGCTGTCCGGCGTGACGGATAAAATTAAGACGGTGACTGCCAAGGCAATGTCTTCCGCCTCTTCTGATACAAGGAAGATGGGAAAGCAGGTGGATACGCTTATTAAGAGCCAGGAGCGCAATGTGCAGGCCGCTATGAGCAGTGCTGCGAAAATATCCGAGTATACGGCAAAAGCCAGACAGCTGAAAGACCAGCTGCACAGCCAGGACGAAACATACAAGCAGTTGTCCAGCCGCTTAAAAGAGGTAACGGCCACTTACCGGGCACAGCAGGAGTTTTTGAAGTCTTATAAGAATGGCATTGCCGGTGTCAGCAGTCAGTACCAGGAGATGGTAGACTGGATCCACAAAATGGAAACAGCGTCGACCAGCGGCATGACGATCAATCAGATCGAACAGCAGCGGGCGGCTATCAATCGTATAAAGAACGATTTAGAAGTCTTTGACGGCGAGCTGAAAGAGGTTGGACTGAATCCGAACAACTTGAAAACGGACTCCCTGGACAAGCTGAAAAACGAAATCCGCAAAACTTCTTCGCAGATTCTCAAAACAAAGAGCGCAATGTCACAGACCACGGCGCAGATTAACAAAACGAATGCGGATATAGCAACGGAAAGCACCCGCTTCTCCAACTTGAAATCGTCTATATCCAGAAATGCTCCTGCGCTTAAGAGTATGAGCAAGCAGCTCAAGCAAACCGGCGATGTTTCCGCAGCAGGGAAACTGAAAAAAGGCTTCTCCGGTTTAAAGGGAATATTTGGAAATATCGGATCTGCAGCGGGCGCCGCTTTTGGCAAGGTGCATAGTCACCTGAAAAATATGCGTGCTTCTTCCGGTACGGCCAGCAAGTCCCTGTTGAATGTGGTCAAGTCTATCCGCCGTATAGGTGTGGTATCGCTGGGGCTGAAAGTGTGTAAAAACATTTTCGGCGAGCTGCGCTCGGTGATCACCGGATATTTAAGTCAGAATGAGGCTCTGAATAACCGTGTGGAAGCCTTGAAAAATGCTTTTGCAAATGCTTTGGCACCGGCCATCAATGTAGTTGTGGGGCTGTTCGAAAAGCTCATGCCCTACGCCATGAGTGTTGCCAATGCCATTAGTGGTTTGCTTTCATCTGTGGGGATCGCTTCGCAGGTAAATGCCACGGCCACCGCTGTGGGCAAGACCACAAAAGAGACGAAAAAGCTGTCTCAAGCGCAGAAAGAGCTGTACGGATTTGACCAAATCACTAAGGTTAGTGATGATCAGCAAGACAGTAGTTCGTCCGGTGCGTCTACAGCCAATACGCCGGCAGCGTCCAACCAGTTCTCCGCTTATTTGGAGAAAATCAAGGGGCTGTGGAAAAACGGCGACTTTGAGGGAATCGGCGAACGAATCGCCGGTTCTTGTAATAAGATTATTAGCAAGATCAATGCACTGGACTGGAAAGGCATACAGGACAAAGTCAACGGCGCTGTCAGCGGTATTGCCAAGAGCCTAAACGGCTTCATCCGTGACTTCGACTGGGAGGGTGCCGGACAAATTGTTGGTAATGGTGTGAACACCGTCTTCGGTGCGCTGGACACCTTCCTGACCACATTCGATTTTGCAGCTCTTGGCGCAGGCTTTGCTAAAAACCTGAACGGTATTTTTAACACCATTGATTGGGGCCAGGTGGCAAAGACCCTGTCCGACGCAATCAGCGGTGTGTTCAAGACCATTGCCGGCTTTTTGGAAAACCTGGACTGGCGCGGGCTTGCAACGGCGCTGGAAAACTTCATAGGCGGTATTGATTTTGGTGGAATGGCAAGCGCTCTGTTTGAAGCACTTGGTGCAGCTTTAGGCGGCCTGTGCGCGTTTCTGGGACAGCTGATCTCTGACGCTGTGTCCGGCATACAGTCCTATTTTGGCGACAAGATCAAAGAAGCCGGCGGCAATGTGGCCCAGGGCATTTGGGACGGCATTGTTGACGGTATTGGTGACGCAGGAAAGTGGATCAATGAACATATCTTCCAGCCGTTTCTTAAAGGCTTCCAGAAAGCCTTTAAGATCAAGTCACCTTCAAGGGTTATGAAAGAACAGGGCGGCTTTATTTCCCAAGGCCTGTTTGACGGTATCGGCGATCTGTGGAAAAAGGTCAGCCAAAAATTCAAAGGATTTAAGGACGGCGTTGTTAATTTCTTTACCGGGAAAAATGGCGTTGTATCAAAAGTCACCGGCCTTGGCGGTAAGATCGTGACCGGCTTAAAGAACGGCCTGAAGAATTTGAAAGCCACCTTTACCAATGCGTTCAAAGGCCCCTTAAACGGTGTGATCAAACTGGTCAACAATATGGTTGGCAAGATCAATGACAAGCTGCTGATTAGCGTTGGCAGCACGCTGTCTAAGGTGCTTAGCGCCCTGGGCGTGAGCGTGACCAACGGCCAGTACCAGTTGTTTTCTATACCCACTATCCCAGAGCTGGAAAAGGGCGGCGTGCTGAAAAAAGGCCAGGTCGGTCTGCTGGAAGGTAAAGGCGCCGAGGCTGTTGTGCCTTTGGAGCGAAACACCCAGTGGATCAGCAAGGTAGCCGCAATGATGGTGCAAATGCTGGGTAGCAGCGGGCAGGCGGTCAATGTAACGATCCCGGTATATGTGGGCGGTAAGCATTTAAGCACGGTGGTGCTGGACGATGTGAACCAAACAGAAAAGAAAGGCCGTGACCCAGTTACGGCCACAGCGTAAGGAGGGACGGTATGCCACTATATATTGACGGCACAAAAATGCCAAACCCATCATTCAATGCCATATCCTGTTCAGATGAAAAGGTGTGGTCCTCTAACACAGGCCGCTCCAAGTCGGCTTATATGAACGGCAGTATCGTTCAGGTTAAAAAAACAAGGCAGTTGTCATTTCCACCTTTGACCCGGGCGGAGCTGGACAAGTTAAACGGCGTGATCAACAATGCGAGTAAGCCCTGGCATTCTATTAAACTGGAGGATACTTCCGGGAATACGGTGTTTTCGTTCAACTGCTACTTTGGTACGCCCAGTTGGACAGCCTATTCCGGTGCCAGGGATTGCCGGTATTTCATCAACTACAAAGTAGATGCCATCGAGCGCTAAAGGAGTATTTTATGTACAAGACAAGCACAGCTTTTAACCAGGCCATCAAAAACGGGGAACGGATCTATGTGAAGGTTAAATGTGGCAATTTCATTTTTGGCTACAACGATGAGACGGATCCTACAAGCCCAAATGAGCAAAATAACATTATGGAGCTGAATATTGACCGCAGTATCAGCCATGACGATTACGCGCTGGCAAAGTCCTACGCTTGTGGGTGTAACTGCGTTCTGTGGGCTGTGCCCGCCGGTGCCGTGCTTCGCGGGCAGAAAACCGTGGTGTACTTTGGCTGTATGGTCAACGGTGCAGTGGAGTGGGTGCCAATGGGCGTGTTTTATCCGGAAAAGGTCACTCGGTCCGGCGAATGTACCACTTTGGAAATGTACGACCACATGTATGATCTTTCTATGCCGTATTCTGCCGCCATCAGCGGTCAGCAGACCCCTTTGGCAATCTTAAAAGACCTGGCACGCCAGGGTAACTTTGAGGTGGCTGCCGGCGTGGAGAGCAAGGTCTCCGGCTTTGGCACGGTAGATGTTTCTTTGCTCTGCGGTACGGAAACAGATGATGATGGCAAGCAGCAGGTCACTGCTTATAATGTGAATGATGCCATCGGTTATGTGGCCGGGTTCTGCGGCTGTGCTGCCGTCTTTGATCGAGAAGGCAAGTTGCGAGTAGATACTTTCGCCCAGGTATATGATGGTACGGCAGAATACGCGGTGACAGATGACACGGTCACAGAGGTTTCACTGGCAGAGACGGACAAAACCTACCTGGGGATCAGTTGCAACAATGGGAATAAGAACATTCTTGCACCAGATAGTCTGTCGGTCAACAGCGAGGTGCTGTATTTCGATAACCCACTGATCACCACCCAGGCCCAAGCGGAAAAAGTATTCAACGCTGTGTCTGATATGATCTACATAGACGATGGAGACCAGGGCGAGACTGTATTTGACCTGGGCATACAGTACCGACCGGGAAGTATGACATTGCTCACGGCCAATCCGGCGTTGGATAGTTTTGATGTGATCACTTACCGGGACGATACCGGCGATCACCATATCCCCTTGATGGGTGTGGAGTATGATTATGATGGCTCCGTCACTATGGATGTGGCCGCCCATGCCCGTTCAGAACAGGAGAGCAGCTCTGCCGGAAGCATTCTTTCCCGCATGATCTCTAAGGCTATGCAGCAGGTCACAGCGCCGTTGGCGCAGCGCATTCAGGACGCCACGGATTCTATCACGAACGCAGTGGGCGGTTACGCTGCTTTGATCGACCGGGACGGCGATGGTGTGTCAGACGCGCTTTATATCGGAGAGTACCCGGCAGCGGAGGGCAAGACCAAAGGCCGCTGCCTGCTGCTGAATAAGAACGGCATGGCTGTTTCTACCACCGGACTGCAAGGCCCCTTTAAGGACTTTGCGGTGTACTACAACAAAAAAACCAACCAGTATTACCTTAATGCTACGGACATTTCAGCCGGTAGACTCTCCGGTATTGAGATCCTTGCGGATAAAGGCACGATCGCTGGATGGAACATAGACGAAGACGCTTTGTATTGCGATGTGGGAAATAATCGCGCATATTTCCAAAAGCCGTCAAAGAACAGTGACTGGGTTCTATCTGTGCAAAAAAAGAATTCGGACGGCTCTTACACAGGCGTATGGGGTGTAACAATGGCTGGTAATATGTGGTGCAACGGTTCATTGAATGTTGCTGGTCAGACAACATTTGATACGGATGTTACTTTCCACAAGAAAATTTATGACTTTTCTGGTTGCGAAATCATCAATGCAGCTTCTGGTGGTAGTTCGTTAGTTGTTGGTTATGGTCAATACGACAAAAAATTGAAAACATATTTGGAAGGTGGAACGATATATCTTCGCCATAATGGTGGTGGAGTAGAGATCCAAAACAGAACCGCGACGCGCTTCAAACTGTGTTCATTAAATTGGACCCTTGATGGATCAGAAGCTGTACGAGATACGATCGAATCTGCTGGTGGATTTGTATTAAGTGCAAATGGCGGGGACAATCGGTTGTATTTATTTGGAAGCAGTATTTATCTTAACAGTAATACGACTGTTAATGGCAATGTAGTAGCGCGTGGAGATGTGAAGCTCAATTTCAAAGCGGTCAGCGGAACGGTTCCCTTAGTGGTCAACACCAGCGGTGTTATTACAACTGCCAGTTCTTCCGCACGGTACAAGGAAAACGTTAAGCCGTTGGAAGATCCGTCTCTGGATCCTATTGGGCTGTATGATGTGCAGGTAAGCCAGTACAATTACAAACCGGAGTGTCGGGACAAAGAGCTGGTCGGTGGCACACAAATCGGCTTGGTGGCAGAGGATTTGGCCCAGCACTATCCTAATGCAGTGATTTATGATGAAGATGGACGGCCGGAAAGCTGGCAAGATCGTATCATGATACCGGCAATGCTTAAGTTGATCCAAGATCAAAAGAAGCAACTGGACGCTTTGCAGGCCGAGGTGGACGCGCTGAAAGCAAAATTGCAATAAACAGCAAAGCGGCTGCTCCGCACTGGAACAGCCGCTTAAAGGTTGTTAATCAATATAAATTCTTGGTGTCGAATCATCGCCGTGCTCAAAATAGAAATGCCTACCGGCCTTATCCACATATATGGTTTCGTGCCTATCAGCCCGGTGTGTCGCTGTCGCCCAGTAATCTCCGCCATCTGAATGAATAATTTCACCAATTGCGTCTAATGGCACTGAATTTTGTTGTGCTTTTGGTACTTTTGGTGTGGGTTGCTTGGTCGTTGACTCTGTGTGCTGTACTGTAACATCTCTTCCTTGGGAGGTATAATACACAACCTGCGGTTGCGTGGTAGTATGCTTCTTCTTTTTCTTCTTAGTGGTTGTGGGCTTTGTAGTTGTTGTGGTTGCGGTCGCCTCTGTGGCTGCTGGTTCTGTAGTAGTCTCTGTGGGCTGTGTAGTAACACCAGCCAGTGCACTGGATACAGCGTGATCTACCAGACTGGCTGTCTCCTGATCATGCACTCGATCATAGTGCACCCACACACCGATACCGACCCCCACCGCCACTACAACGGTCACAACAAGGATCCGCACCTTGGCCTTAGACTTCATCTTCATCTCTCCTTTCACTCCCCACCATACCACACTTCCCCGCAGATTGCAAGAAAACAGGAGGTGATTCCCATGTAAAATACAAATTGCAGTCAACTGCAAACGGCGGCTTAGGCACGCTGTTTTTTTATGTCAAAAAGGAGGATTTTATGCAGACATTAAATATTAAGGTCACCCAGCAGGCGGTGATCTTACAAAACAAAGACCCGGTGACAGCTGAGAATGTCAATCAGATCCGCTGTGTGGTAGAGCTGGATCCGGCATACGCCGATCTGGTCGTGCGGGTGTGCATGAATGGCCAGTTTGCCACTGTGGTGGATGGACAGTGTTTCGCCCCGCCGCTGCAAGAGGGAATGTGCCACCTGGGCGTTTACGGCTATGCCGTGGATGGCGAGCAGTTGGTGCAGCGTATAAGCCCGGAGCCGTGCGTGTTTTATGTGCGCCCTGGTTCTTATGACCCGGCAGCTGTGGAGACGGACGCACCGGATCCAACGGAGTTGGAGTCTTATTACGCCAAGGTGCAGGCACTGCTCAAGGATATTGGTAAGGGTGTGAATGGCACCACTTATACGCCCAGCGTGTCCGTAGCGGGCGAGATCAGCTGGACCAATGACGGCGGGAAGGACAACCCGGAACCGGTGAACATTAAAGGCCCAAAGGGTGACACGGGTCCCCAGGGCGCTTCTGGTAAAGATGGAGAGCGAGGACCGCAGGGCGAACCGGGAAAAGATGGTGCAGTGGGCCCACAGGGTGTTCCTGGCACGGACGGCAAAGACGGAGCGCCAGGCGCAGATGGTGCGCCCGGTAAAGATGGTACGGACGGTCGCGGTATCAATACCGCGTGGGTGAATGACAATGGAGAGCTGCAACTGGAGTATTCTGACGGCGAAGAGGATAACTTGGGTAATGTTAAGGGACCGCGTGGTGCAAAGGGCGTAAAGGGCGACACCGGTGCACAAGGACCTGCCGGTGCGGATGGCATTGGTATCACCGATGCACAAATCACAGAAGCCGGAGAGCTACAGATCACTTACACAGACGGTACGACTGTACTTCTGGGTGAGGTCGTAGGCCCCAAGGGCGATACAGGTGCCGCAGGCAAAGACGGCGTGAACGGTAATGATGGTGCCAAAGGCGACAAGGGAGATAAGGGGGATCCCGGTGAACCCGGCGCATCTGGTGTTGAAACCTGGGAGATCGTGTTCACAAAAACATTCGATGAAGACACCACGGCCAACCAGCAGTGGGACCTTGCCAATCCCTGCCGCAAGATCAGACTGCGCATGGCGGTGGCGGGCAGTGCTTCTAATTCAGCGGCCGGTGATACCACTGTGTATCTGAATTCCTACACCTCCAAGTGCTTCCTGCCGAATGTGTTCCGGTATGAGACGGACGCGGCGAAAGGCTCTCTTGCGGTGGCGGAAGTTGATATCACCGGCAACATGGTGCGCGTGCAAACGAATAAGACGAACATATCCAGTAACTTCAACGCGACCAATGTCCTGGCAGGGAACGCAATATGGAACGCAAGCGGGATCACCTTCAACATTATGAGAGATGTGGAAAACCATGGTGCGATCAAAGCCCTGTCGTTTCCAACGAACGGCAAGACGATTGGCAGCGGCACACAAGTTGAAATACTGGGGGTGGCAAAATGAGCATTGAAACAGAAAGCCGCATTGCGTTTTTAAAGTCCGAGTTGGCGGAGACGGATTACCTCTGTCTGAAGTACACGGACGGCGCTTTGTCTGAGGATGAATATGCGCCGATCCGCAAGCAGCGGGCAGCATACCGGGCAGAGATCAACGCCCTGCAAGGGGGTGAGACCGATGTATAGCGCATTCGTCACGGCCGCCCTGACCGCTGCCGTGTCAACGGTGGTGGGCAGCGCCGTGTCCGCTGTGATTGCTTCATTGATTGCAAGAAAAAAGAGCAAAAAAGCAATTGACGAAGTCACCACAGCCCGGTACATAGCCATCGAAAACGGCTTGCAGTCCATTTTGCGCGCCGAGATCATACGGCAGCACGACAAGCACACAGAGCGGGGCTACTGCCCCCTGTACGCCAAGGAAGCCATGGTCAAGGTGTATGACGCATACCACGCCCTGGGCGGCAATGGTATGATGACCAGATTTTATAATGAGATTATTGCGCTCCCGGAGGAGCCACAAAAGGAGGATTAACTATGAAAGTAAACGCAGGAACCATTGCGAGAACCGCTGTGCTGGCGGTATCGCTGCTGAATGTACTCTTGAATGCCTTTGGCAAGAACCCGCTTCCGTTCAGCGATGATGAAGTCTACACCACTGTGTCAACAGTGGTAGCCGTGGTGGCTTCCCTGGCCGCATGGTGGAAGAACAACAGCTTTACAAAAGCTGCTTTGAAAGCAGATGAGACGCTGGCGCTGGAACGGACGGAGACAGCAGAGAGCGAGGCTGTACACCATGAGTAAGCTGTATTACTGCCGGCAGACAACCGAAAAATGTAAAAGCATTCGCTATCCAAGTAAGCCCCATCCGTACAAGTATGGAACCTCCGGCTGCATTTACACCAGCGGCTGCGGGGTATGCGCAAGCCTTATGGTGCTCCATAACTTCGGCTTTACCGGCTTGGATACGGCAGCCTGGACACAGAAGTGCCTACTGATGGGCGCACGGTCCGCAGATGGCACCGATATGGACACGGTGGCAGTGTACCTGGAGAAGCATTACTCCATCGTAAGCAAGCGGGCAAAGACCGTTGCTGACCTGAAGAACCACCTGAAAGCCGGTGGCAAAGCTATAGTGTGCGTCAGTGGTGGCGGCAAACAGCTGTTCTCCAACGGCGGCCACTATGTGTATGTGGGCGGACTGGACAAGAGCGGTAACCTGATCGTGCTGGATCCCTACTGGTACGACGGTAAGTTTACCTTGACGACCAACCGCCGGAAGTACACAAAGGTCAAGAATGGCCGGGAGGTGTATGTGCAGCCTGCGGCGCTTGCCTCTGATTTGAGCGGCATTTGGCTGTTCACCAACGCCAAAGGCGGCAAGGCGGTGTATGCGGAAAGCGATGTCAACTACAAAAAGGCGGCGCCCAAGGCACCGACGGTTAAGCCGGGTACATACATCACCACCGCAGTGCGGGGAATTTACAAGGGCGCAGGTGCTGCTGCCGGACGCAAGAAGGTCAAGGATCTGACCACGGACGGCCGGCGACACGCAACCAGCAGCAAGTCGAAAGCAGACGCTATGTTCCGGGCAGGCACCACCATCACCGTGCTGGAGACAAAGCTGCTCTCCACCGGCAACCTGTGGGCGCGCTGCCCCTCCGGCTGGCTGTGTGTATGGGAAAAGGATATTGACCGTAAATTCATCAAGTAAAGCAGAAAGCCCACCGAGTAATCGGTGGGCTTCTTTTGTTTTTTATCAAAAAATATGACAAAAAGATAAAAAAATTCATGTTTTTATTGAATTTCACATACTCTTATGATAGAATGCAACTGCAAATTAGTTGCAAAGAGGTGGGAAAGATTGAGCCAGTTTGAAAAGCTCTGGGAACGGTTTTTGTTAGTTCCAAGTGATTTTACCTATGAGGAATTAAGAAAAATCATGAAACATTACGGTTATAGTGAGAATAATAAAGGGAAAACATCTGGTTCTCGAGTAGGATTTATAAAGAGGGATGATGTAGAAAAAACGACAATATTTCTTCACAAACCTCATGGATCCGATGCGTATGTTAGAAAAGCTGCGATTAGAAGCATAATTGCTGCTATGGAAAGGAATGGTGATATTAAATGAGCAATGTTATTCAGTACAAAGGGTATTTTACGAATGTGGAATATAGCCAAGAAGACCAAATCCTTTTCGGCAAAATAGAGGGCATTCGTGATTTAGTCACATTTGAGTGCGAAAACGCAGGCGAGGTGGAACAAGCTTTCAAAGAGGCGGTGGACGATTATTTGGAATTTTGCGAAGAGGAGGGCAAAGATCCAAACAAAAGCTTTAGCGGCTCATTCAATGTAAGAGTAAGTCCGGAATTGCACAGGGATATATGGGCGGCAGCAACCAAACGCGATATGACATTAAATGCGTATGTGAATGAGGCATTGCGAGCCTCATTGAAAAAAACGACTGATCCAATGGTTGTTTTTCTTGTCCCATCAAGGCTGTCTCGGACAGAGCATGCTCCACAATTTTCCATTGATAAAGATGCCTATAAATCAGGCGAAGATGGATTTTCTTATGGCATAAATAGAAATCTAATTACGAGCGGAGGGGTAAATCAATGAACTATAATTTGAAATTGCAAGCATACAAAATAAGTCAAATTGCAGTTGATACTAAGTTGATTAAGGATGGAAAAGAAGAATTGGCAATAGAGTGCTTTGTTTCACCCAAATTCCCATTGAATGGGGATGATGATACTCTACTGCTGGCTTTTAATGCGTCTGTGTATGAAAAGGATAAGAAGGACGCTGAAAAAATCGTAAGCGCAACTGCGGAATTTATTTATGAATGTAATATGCATCCGGAGGATACAAAAGAGCTAAGAGATTATATTCTTGATCATTGCCTTGATGAAATACAGGACATAGCTTTCGAGCATATTAACAGGATTTTTGAAGCTATGAACTTTACTGGGCTAAAAATAGAGGCAAGTGAGTAAGTTGCAATTTTTACCAAGTTCAATGAAAAACGCTTGACAACACATCTTCCTTTGTAGTATAACAAAAAACAAAGGAGGAATGAAAAATGATTGTGGAAGATACCAAAGATTTGGTTGAAACTGCGGACTATGTGATCATCGAAGCTGTTTTAGTGGATGATGGATTGCGTTACAAACAACTTTCTGTTGGCATTAAAGCCAAAAATGGTGACATTATCCGCATAATTCCAATATCGACAATGCTGATGTAA